TAGGTGGTAGTGCTGGTGGCCATGTCTGTCCTTTGGTGTTAGGTGTTGTCGGCCACCAGTGATGCTTTTATTATGTCAGATTTTACTAGGGCAGGTGAGCATTATAGGTATGCAGCCTGCAAAGAGATTTGTAGATCATAGGCAGGGAACTCTTGCCCACCGATACTGGCAAGCCCTGGCCTGCCATCAGTCACTGCCACATTCTTATCGAGTAGTGCAGCTGCGATTGCCAACAACGGTCTGAGCGTGTCTAGGTTGCCTGGGCCGATGCCGATAACGCGCACAGGAAAAGTCATAGTGACGATTTTGTTATTAAACGCTTGAAAGGTAGGTGCATCGATAAAGCAGCAGTTGCTGTTGAGGTTTCGAGGGTCTGTCACTACTCGCAAGCCACTGATGGTGGCAAGCGTGGTGGCTAGGTCGTCTATGGCCTCATTGAACAGGTCTGTGTAAGCCATTACGCAACAGCAGGCCTATCAATACCTAGCAACTGTTTCACCATCGGTGTAAAGGCATTGGTGGTGATTGCTTGGCCCATAGCATCAAAGCTTGCAAACTGGTCGATGCTGCCGCGCTGCCTAAAATAAGCGCCAGCCAACATGATCGTGCCGAGCGTGCAATCGCCAGATGGGCTGGTGCTGAGGCTGTCAAAATAGCCTGCCTCTTGCCTACGCCGATAGGCAACCTGGTTACCGGCAGAAACGCACTGTGCCAAAAAGGTTGTCTCATCGGCGCTAGGGCTAGTCAGGCCAAGCCATAACTGAACATTGGCGCTCGATACCCAAGTGCAGGTTTGCGTATAAGTGAGCGTGCCAGGGGGTATTGCTGCAGAGCGTTCTAGATCATCGTCAGCGTCATAAAACAACACCTGGTTAGGTATCGGAACATTTGCGTCAAGCTGTATGTCGCCTTCTGTGCCTACACCTATGTACTCGTATTGAGGCAAAGCGTAAACAGTGTGTGTGCCGTTGAGGCTGTGCCCTAAACCAGCAAGGGTGATGCTTTCACCGATGGCAATGTCGGTTGCCTCAAGTGTTTGTACAACAGCGTAATTATCTAAACGCTGATGAAAGATGACGCTGTACACAGCCATGTGAATGGCCTGCCTTTCGAGTTAGGCCTGTGTAATCTTTCGGATCATTCCAGGAATGGCTGCGAAAGTTGATACATAGCCGTGGAAGCTCATATTGCGTCCAAGTACTGATGGCTGTTCAACTGACATGAGGCCACGGATTGACTCGTAGAACTCGTAAGCATCGCCCTGGCCTTGACCTACGCGAGTGATGACCATTGTCTTGGCAGCGAAGTTGCTGTCTACTACAAGCTGCAAGCCGAGTGGCGTGCCGTTCCATGAACTTGCGTTGCCACCACCGAGTGCGTTTTGACCTGTGAGGCCTGCACCGATGAATGGGAACACTGGGCGACCAGTGGTATCTGCAAGTTGTCCGAGTTGGCCCCAAACATCTGGTGATACGAACATGTGGGTAGGTGTCCAGTTACGGCCATTTGAGATATCAACTGCTGAGTCATACACACTCTTGAGTAGGTCTGCAACTGTTCCGTCCCAAACACCCGATGAGGTTGCTGCAGCAAGCAAGTTGTCTGCACAGAGGTTGTCTGATGCAATCATGTACTCACCCATGAGGTCATTCAAGATCAACTGCATTGCTGCAGGTGAAGTGAAGTCAATGTCTTGTACTGACAATGTGACCTGGCCAGCCAATGTGGTTTTGCTTACCGAGTTCGAAGCAATAACCATTGTGGTGGCTGATGCTGCAGCAAGTTCAGATTGTGATGCCACGCTTGTGTGTGTGTGATGGTAGGACGAATAAAGGTCTTGGATTGTCCAGAGTCTGGATAAGCGCGAACGCCCACAGCTTCAGCCGTAGGCCTCAAGAAGTTTAGATCCTGTACCAATGGCCCGAGCACCGGAACAGGGAGCAAACCTGGGGTGTCCGTTGTGAGAACATCGCCAGCTGCAGCTTGTAAAGCTGTGCGCTGAGATGCTGAGAACTCTGCTACTGCTTTGTTCATGTTGGCGAAAGTGTCGCCACCAATGTGGTATGCAGCCATGAACTCGCCTGCCGATGGCAAAACAAACTCACGCTTAGCTGATGCAAAAATAGGTGCTGTAGGGATTGCTGCCTCTACTGCCTCTGGTGCTGGTACTGGTTCCATTTCCTCAATCTCCTCGATCTCAGGTTCGGTTTTATTATGGTCTATTTCATCGGGAGTTTGTGGGATACTTGCTGCCACTTGAGTGATGTTAGCACTGGTACCAAAGGCTCCATGTGGAACTAGCGATAATTCTGTCCAGTTTGCTTTTTCAATAAGCATGACTCCAGCCTCGTTATAGCTGAATTGTGTAGGCGAGATACCCACGGATACTTGATCGTAAACATTTTCTAGGGCCAATTGCAGGCTCTCATTACCAAGGTCGGTGCTTGCAATTTTGGCTTGAAACAGCATGCCATCTGGCGTGTCTTGGCGAGCAATGACAGTGCCAATGGCCTTATCAGGTGAGTGCCCTACAAAAAGCTTAGGGTTGGGGCCGTCCTCGGGTAGCGCACCTGGCGAAAGCATAATCTCGGTGCCATCTGAAACTGTTGCCACAACATTGTATGGGGCTGCGATGCCTGAGATGGTGCGCCGTGGCGTACCGTCCGGTGCTGCTGCATCTACCGTTACATTGATTGCGTTGAACCTGATCATGCTAATGACTCCTGGGTATTTTCTTGGGGCATATCGGGGCTGTCCATTTTATCGGCTGCGTAATTTTCGATGAGGTATTCATCTGCATCAAACTTTACATAAGTTCCACGAGGCAAAACATTGTTTTGGCTCAATGTTGCTGCAATGCAATCGGCGTAGGCCTTGACACCAAAGATGTAAAGGTCGGCTCGGGCTTGCTCTGAGGATTGATAAGAGTAGGAACCTGTGCTTACTCCTACAAGGTATGGGGGCACATTTGTGAGGCGTGCACATTCAAGCGCCTGGTAGTTCGCTGCATCGATTAGAAGCATTTTGTCGGGTGTTGCTGTGGTCTCGGTGTAGCTCAAAAACTCGTTGAGTGCAGCTGTTTGATTGGTGGCGCGTGCAGCGTTGAACGCTGACGCTAAATCGGCAAGCTCGGTGGCGCTCAAAGGCTCACCACCTGTTTGCTTCAAAACACCAGCAGGTATTGAACTTTCTGCATTGCGATATCTTGCAGCTTCAAGTTTCAATGCTGTGGCTACTGTCTGCTCTGACATGTAGGTGATGCCTTGTACAGGGCTCAAGAATTGCACAACATCTTTAGGGTCAAGCATTTGACCTTGAAAGTAAATCTCTTTAGATGGGCCGTACCAGACAGGGCCAGCCTGATCTGTCGTGTTCACTGAGCCTGCCGGTAGACGCGTAAAAGCTGTGGGGTATCCGTCTTGGGTGCGTGCTGTGATGTACCAAAAAGCACGCCCAAAAAAGAATAAATCGTCAAATGTCCATGCCATGAGAAAGTTGTAGGTGACACCAGGGTCGGGTTGGCGTAGCCAGGTGCGTGGGGCAATATCGACCTGCTCCAATTCTTTGGTGGTGTCGTTCCATGTTTCGTTATACATCGTGAGAGGCATACAAGCAATGACCGATGCCATGAGATCGCGTGCGCGTGAGATAGTTGCCACGCTCATAGCCCTGTTGCGTGCTTCGCCTTCGTAGTAGGTGTAGTACTGGCCAATAAGATTTACGCCAGCCTGGTTAGGCGTGTAACCACCGGCAGCTGCAGCCTTCGCTGGGGCAGGTGAGATTGCTGCTTTGTTTACTCGGTTGAATAGCGCCATGTTCGGATTATCTCACATTTTCTTGGTGGGGGGTGGCACTGCCCTGACCAATTCCCGACAGAAAGACCAAGGCAGCGCCATCGGTAATCTTAGCGATTTACAACTACCAGCATTGGCTTACCACCTTGTTTTGGTCGAGAGGCAAGTGCAGCTGCAAATATGGTAAGGCGCGCCAACTCGACAGGGCCAGGTGAACGCTTACTGCTAATCACAAGTGAGTTTTGCTGGGTAACTGCTACTGCCCTGTTCATTTGTTCAGCCAGGTTTTGTTGGCCCTGGTGCACAAGTCTGCCATCGTTTATCATGCCCTTGACTAGTGATGTGTAGCGCATCAGTTCGCCATAGCCCACTACTTTTTTACGCCTCTCCAAAGACAGTGGCACATGGTTTTCAAGTGGTGGTGTAACAGCCAACATGATCGATGGATTTTCACAGGCCTTCAATAGAGCCTGTTGCATCTCAGGCAGTGAGCCAACAACAAACTCAACCGTGATATGGGCAACCCCTACATCATCAACAGCTGCGCGAACAGCCGAGTAGCGAGAGCCATCAATGCTTGTGTCCACAGCTATCCAGCCACCCTCGGGCCCTGGGATATCAGAGAGGCATTGCTCCCACTCGCCAGGTTGCAACCAGCAAGCATCGGCATTGACAAACTGGTTGAGAGAACCACGCAAAAAAGATGATCTATCTGGGTGCTCAGCATCGGCCAGCAAAGACTCCAACTCGAGTGTGACACCGAGCGCAGGGTTAGCCCAACCCCACCAGCGTGTATCCATAACATCAACACCTGGGGGTGGCGACCACTCAGCAAAGTAAAACTGCCCCTGGCGTTTATCATCAATGAGCTGTAGCCCTTGTTCTCGATAGCGCAACATCGCAACCGAGGCCTCAGTACCGGCAGTCGAGGTCATCAACATGATCGGTGAGCCACCAGCTGTGCGCATGTTGCGTGCCTTCATCGTTGGTCTGAGGCTGTGGGCAAGCACGTTGTCCTCAACTGCATACACCTCATCCACCCAAATAAAATCTGCGCTAAGGCCCATTCCAGCCGATGGTGT